AGTTCTAAATTCTCAGTAAGATTTTCTATATCATTATTAAAAGTATCTTTAAGAGTATGTAAGTTATCATTAACCTTTTCAAAATCTTCATCTATGACGCTAAAAGTCTTCCCAATCCAAGTGAAATCAGGAACTTCATTTATCTCATTAACCCACTTAGGAAATTTAGGAATATCTCCTCTAACTCCTTCAATATCTTCTTTTAGTGCATCTATCTGATCTTCATAATATCTTACTTCAGGAACTTCTGGAATACTTTCCTTTACCTGTTCTATATGAGTAAGAAGTTCTTGTAATTCATTGTCATAAGACTTTATCTCAGGTATCTCAGGGATACTCTCTTTAACATCATTGACTAGACGTAATAACTCAGGCCAAGGAGGAACTATATCCTTTACTTCTGCAAAAGTTTCTCCATTAGCATCTTCTAAAGTTTGTACTTCTTCTTCTATCTCCTCTTCTTTTTCTATATAACCTTCTACTGAGGGTAAATCTTCTTCTTCTAAAAGTTCAGCGAGTGACGGTAATTCTTCATTACTTTCTTCAAAGTCGTCAATCGATGGCAAATTTTTATAGTCGTCAGACATGTTATGAGTAACCTAGTACTTCGGGATTTCTCTCCCTATACTTTATTTATTATCTTCTAAATTAACAGACTTAAGCATCTTTGCTAACTCTGCTGTAGAACCAACAAATAATGAGTTATTAACTGTAGATGGTCCTTTAGATTGCTTTTCTTCTTCTACATCTTTTAACTTCTTCTGTAAATCCATTAACTTATCAGTTGCATCAGATACACTTTTAATTAACTGTCCTGCTACTTCATATGCTCTGGGCATCTCACTCTCTTGAGCAAGTTCAAGAATACCATCAATTGCTTCTTGTCCCTTCTCTATAATACTATAAAGATTTCCTCTAGTATAATCATAGTCTCTTTCAATATCAGTTCTATCATGCTTCTCTGGTTTAGTTATTCCAACTTCAGAAGGTTCTGTAGATACTACATCAGTAGAAACATTAAAAGCATCATTTAATTCATCAAAGTTTTTAGTCATTAGATAGTTCCATCAAAACCAAAGTCATCTCCAAATTCTATAGCAGCATTGTCTGTAGAAGTGATAA